GGATTATTATACGCTGACAGATGACGAACGTAAAGATTTAGCCGAACAATTAACCGATTTATCAGATTAAAAAAAATCGTTGTGGGCTGAATTTGACGGGACCGCAATTGTTGAACCAACAAACGAAGATGTTGAAGGCGCTAACGATTCAACCGTACAATCCGTGTATCTGCAGAATCGCCTGAATCGCGTGACTGAGAACATCAAGCGTACAAATCTTTCGATTGACAACGCAGTAACTGCAGGAAAGAAGAATCTTGAAACGAATGCCCGTTCGCGTTTAACTATGTACGAAGCCGATAAGGCCAATATCGAACAAGAAATAGCAGCTTTGAATGAACCAAAACAAATTTGATCGGTTATTCCCGCGAGCTTTCGTTCCGGGAATAATCGAACCTTTTATGCATCGCGGAGAATGGGCAATACATGATGTGTTGCCTTTTCTTTTATCCGGTAATCGATCGGCTAACGTCACGATAGCTACATTCAGCATCAGCTAGGAGAGTTTAAGACCCTTGTTTTTCCTTCAGGAAGAAGGAAAAATAAGGAACTTAACTTTTCTCCTCGATACAACGGTATTGAACAGTCACAAAAAGAATAAAGCCATGGCAAAGGAATCATCTATATATGATAAAATTGAACAGCATCTTTTTAAATCGAAAGAAGATGCCCTGGTTTCATTAACTGAACGCGAAAATAAAATAAGAGAGCGCATAATGCTTAGTGTCGCAAAACTACTTGAAGATCCTTTAATGCCAGATAAGGATCTCGTTTCATTTTTAAGACGTGGATGTGGCGGGTTAACTGACATAATCAGTCAGACGCAAGCTTATCGTGATGTAGCTGCTATAACAAAGATTGTTGGAAATATACGGTTGTCTTCTAAAGACTGGTATAGACACATGATAATCGAAGGTGCAAAAGAAGGTTATATCATAGCTGTTGCAAATAAAGATTCTAAAGGTGTTGCCGCCAACATTGACAAAATCGGTAAATATACCCGGGCAGATAAAGACGATGAAATTTTTGATTGGAGTCAGATGATTCCACCAAATTGGGAACCTACAGATGATATATCGGTTCTTGACGGCATGGAACCAATACCGGATTTGGAAGCTCATAGAAAAGAATTCAGAGCCTTATTCAAAGGCAAAGTGTTAGAAACTGCAACTGACGCACAAGAAGTCGATGAATGAACAAGAAATTAATAGCAAGTTAAACTCACTTCATACGGCTGAACCAACCTTTAAAAAGTTTTTCAACCGTGCACAACGTGCCGCTATGGTTGTTAGTGCACATGAAGAACGAATTGTTGCAGCTCGTGGAACCGGTAAATCAGAAGGCATTGATGCGCGTTTTATTCTTCAGCGTGTCTGGGCAATGCCAGGCAGTACCGGCGCACTTATTTCGCCTACTTATGCAAAAGCCTGGGGCAATACATTGCCGGCTATTTGTCACGCATTAGCACAATGGGGATATTTCGAAGGCGTTCACTACTTTGTTGGCCGCCGCGCCCCACAAAATCTAAACTTCAAACAACCCAAACGCCCGCCATTACGCGAAGCATGGCAAAATTGCTTTCATTTTTGGAATGGCACTATCATGGTTGTGCTATCATTCAATCAAGGCATGTCTGCAAATTCCATGTCGCTCGATTGGATCATTGGCCCGGAAGCAAAGTTTCTGAGCTACGATAAAATAAAATCGGAAGTCAATCCAGCTAACCGAGGCAATAAGCAATATTTTGATTCTAATCCGTGGCATCATTCAACGTTGTATTCAACCGATATGCCAACATCCAAAATGGGACGTTGGATATTGGAAGAAGAAGATAAGATGTCTGTAGATCATATCAATTATATCCGTAATCTATACAAAGAGACTAAGCGATATGAAGGCATGCCGGAACAAACAGAATATGTGATTCGACATGCAAAAGAGTTAAGAGACGATCTAAACCTTGCACGTCGTTATCAAAAGCCAATTGTTCCGCAAAAAGGAAAGAAAAAAGAATACACTGTATTCTATGCTGAATATGATGTATTTGATAATTATGAAGTACTTGGCGAAGACTTTATATGGCAAATGTATCGTGATAGTCCACCATTGATATGGCGAACTGCATTCATGAACGAACGACTGTTCAAAGTAGCGAATGGGTTCTACTCTGCCCTGGATGATAACATACACTTCTATTTACCACCAGACAATGGCCGACTATCTGTATTAGGTAGCGATTGGAAAAAACTCACCATGTCTGGATGTATGGGAGATGGTGATGTAGACTTCACCAAACCTATCCACATTGCATTCGATTCAAATGCTGCTATATCTTCATGTGCAATAGGTCAGGTAATATGTAATGAGTTAAGAACTATTCATTCATTCTTTGTCAAGACACCAAGGAAATTGCAAGACTTATGCCAGGTAGTTTGTGATTACTATCTGCCAAAGATTAACAAGGATGTAGTATTCTATTATGATCACACGTTCGTGTGGACATCAGGTAATAATCCGGAGAGTTATTCTGAAACAGTCATGAAGGTATTCAACGCAAATAGATACAAAATCACAGGAGTATACATCGGTCAAGCACCACGACACGATTGGAAGCATCTACAAATTGATCTTGCACTCAAGGGTGATCCTTCATTGTTATTCCCAACATTTAATTTAATCCATAATGAATACCTTAAGATTGCTATGGAGCAATCAGGGATCCGTCAAGGCAAAAATGGATTTGAAAAAGACAAAACACCAGAAGGTACACCAGACACACCAGATACACCAGACGAATACAAAACCCACATCACAGACGCGTGGGATACTCTTTTTACAGGGATGAACTTCTATTTCGTTGAACCGTCTAAATCTTCAGGCGGCGCTATCTTCCTTTAATTAAAATGTTATTGAAATCATAGGTATCACATGCGTGATGCTTATTAGGGAGGGAAAATGTTAATTTTATTATCTGCCACATCCCCCAGCATATTACGGTATTTATTTTTTTGCGTTCGCAAATTCCATTGAGGGCGGTGCGCGCCCTGCAGGTAAAGTAAAGGAAAATTTTTCCCTTTCCGAATCCTTTATTAATCTGAAAAACAACTTTTAGCATTAAATATGAGTTCATTTTCATGTGAAACGTTTGATATTTTAGAATGTTTAACTTTTTGACTTCTTTCATTGGAGGCGATCAAAGAAAGTAGCAAAGAAAATCGCCTTCCTTTCTAAAAAACGGCTTAGAAAGTAAGCGAAAGAACCCGTGCAAATTCCTTTTTTGTCCTTTCAATGCGGTTTGATAGTGACTTTTTTTGCAGTCGGAAGCATAGATAATCTTAAGTAATTGCCTATGAGCATGGGAAAAAAAAGAATTCATATAAGCCAGATTTTCAAGATTATGGAAAGAAAAGAGCCGGATGGAAGGCGCAAAGAGTTTTCCATCCGCTTCGTAAAACTAAGTACCGGCGAAAGGATTGATTACCCGAAGGCTATTCTTACTTCGATCCATACTGCCGGTGATACGGTGAACATCATGCAAGCCGGGGAAACACACCCGCGAAAAATAAAACGTGTCTTAATCGTCCGGTTCAACGGACTCAAAGTCTATATCTAAAATGGCAAAAAAAACAACTAATAAGGAAGTTTTTGATTTTGGAACAACGGCATATTTGTCTGGCGCCAAGGCCGCGGTGTTAATGATGGATTCGGATGACTTAATCGAAAAATCAGATTATCGCATAGGCGAGATTGTTAATCCGATTAATGTCAAACTTAAAGTAATACCGGCATGGATGCGACGCGGCATTCAAAATGATCTTCCAACTGAAATCATTCGCAGAAGTTACAAGAATGTGGCAGTGTCGAGTTCGATTGAATTTAACACACGAATCGCATATGGTGATGGTATCATGGTGGTTCGGAAGAAACGTGATAAAACAGGGCAGATGGTTTATGAGGAATTGCTTGAAAGTGAAGCGCCTGATATTTTTGAGTTCATCCAGGATAATAATTACATAAGACTTACACAAGAGTGGGCTAATGACATTTCGGTTTTTGCAGATGCGTATGTTCAATTTGTTTTCAACAAGCAAAAATCTAACAGAAAGATTGTCAAGATAGTTAATCTTGAAGCGGTGTACAGTCGGTTGAGCCAGATGAATGCAGACGGAAAAATAGAATGGCATGGATATTCCGCCTGGTGGCATTTGCAACCTTCACGAGATCTGATAGCAACACCTTTCCTCGATCGGAAAGCTCCGTTGTACGAACTTAAACAACGAGTCGGGATAACTCCAAATGATCAGGGACAAAATGTGGATGATGGTGCAGAAAGTTATGTGATGAGCCTGGCGCCTCCAACGCCCGGACGATTCTATTACGGTCTGCCGGCATGGTGGAGTATTTTTCTATCCGGTTGGTACGATTTTGCCTGTGCTATCCCGGAATTCAAAAAGGCTCTTATCCGTAATTCGATGGTGATCAAGTATCATGTGAAGATACGTGAAGGATTTTGGGACAAGTTATTTAACTCTGAAGGAATAACGGAACAACCCCTGAAGGTAGCACGTAAGAGAAAGTTTCTTGAAGACATGAATAAATTCCTTTCTGGCGCCGAGAATTCCGGGAAAAGTTTCATATCTGAATTCATTTATGACAAAGTGAAAGGAGTTGAAGAGCAGGATATCATCATTGCAGCCGTGCCGAATGGCCTGAGCGACGGACAATATATCGAAGACAGTGAAGAAGCAAGCAATGTCATCTATTCAGCCACCGGCGTACATCCATCCATTATCGGTGCATCGCCCGGAAAATCGACAAGTATCAATGGAACTGAAGCCAGGGAATTGTTCATCATCAAACAGGCGATGACAAAGCCGATCCGCGACGCACTTACGATGCCTCTTTACATCGCTAAGGTGATCAACAAATGGCCGGCAGATATTCATTTCATGATCCCGAACATTGTTCTTGAGACGATTGATAAAGGCACCGGCGCAACGAAACAAATCGGCAATCAAAAAATTTAATCATGAGTAATCTATTTCAATCCATCGACGAATTAGGTGGTTTCGTCAAGATCAACCGATCACTATCATTGAGTGTCGTGGCACCTTACATCGACGATGCACGCGATATTTTTGTAAGCAGATATATTGGCGCTACATTGATGAATAGTTTGGAAGCATACGCAACTGCCCGTCCAACTGAAAACGCTTCAATGGCGGAATTGCTTCCGGTGATTCAACGTTCGTTGGCACCATTCGCATTATTGGTTGCAACCCGTGAAACGAGCATCAATTTCGGTGATACCGGGCACACTGTTTCCAGGACAGAGAAACTGGCACCTGCAAGCGACAATAAAATAGCCAACTACATGGCAAGCCTGGAGGAACGGGGATGGAACAACCTTGAACTGGCTTTGCAATTTCTTGAAACAAACAGCGCGAATTATACCGACTACAAAACAGATGCAACGCATTTCATCCGGTCCGTAACCGATTTTCAAGATAATGGCCTTGTTGATATTCAATACAGCAGGTTGACCTATCAGACCATTTTCATGGCCATGAATGGCATTGAAAAAAAGGATATCTGGAAACTTCTTGGTAATGATTTATTCAATTCATTGCTTGCAAAAGTAAGCGCAACGGACGCAACCGATATTGAAAAAGGAGTCATTGACTTGATTAAAAAGTACATTGCAAATCGAATCGCCTTTGTTTTTCATAATGCAAACAGTAATCTGGAACGTGCAGTTCCACGCTACGGAGTGGAGTATAAACCTCTTTTCAGGCCACTTTATATAACCGAAGATCAAGGAAATTTCTATGAAGAGCAATCAAAATTCTACATGCAGGAATTGATTTCAATGCTCAATGTAAATGCGACAGCGCTTAGTTATACCCCTGTGATCACTGCATTGGGATATAACGATTGGGATAAACAAACCTTTTTCATGTTAGGATGATGAAAGAACTATCACTACCGGGCAACTGGAACGAATTAACCGCAAAAGAGATTTTATACCTCTTAAAACTTACCTCCGAAAACATTTCGCCACAAGAATGTAAGGTGAAAATGATGCTTTATTGCCTCAATGCAAGCATTAAGCAGAAACGAAACGGCTTGTTTTTGTTGAAAATCGGACGCGAAAAACACCTTGTTTCGTCGGAATGGATAAACGATCAAGCCGAAAAGTTGGATTTTCTTCTATCGGATCCCGATGAAGAAGGCAACCGCTACATCTATCCGAAACTTACCCGGAATCCATTCCCGACTTTGACAAGCCGGTTAAGAACATTGAAAGGTCCCGCTGATGGGTTGACGGAAATCACATACGATCAATTTATTTTTCTGCAGACATACCAGGACAGGATGCAAACGGATGACAATGCGATTGATCTCTTTATCTCCGTGATCTATACCTATAAGGGAAAGAATGATGTGAAGTTGGTTTCTCACCTGGATCCAAACGTGAAGATGGCAATTTTTTGGTTCTATCTCGGTTGTCTCGATTTTATTACCGCGAAATTTCCGCTAACGTTTTCCGGTGGTGGCGAAGCTAAAGGCAGCGTGTTTGAAAACCAAATGCGGATTGTAAACACCTTGGCTAACGGCGACGTAACGAAAAAGCCGGAAGTAAGAAACTCAAATCTTTATGATGCTCTATACAGCATGGAAATGGCTGTAGAAGAGCATGAAAGAATGACTGATATGATGAAATAACCTTCGTCCATTTTGTTTTTCATGGAGTCAGCCGCTTGGTCTGTGCAGATCGGGCGGTTTTTTTTTGCATCTACTATACACTACATATACTCATATTTGAGTATATTTAACTTCAACCTCTTAAAATAGCACTCATATTTGAATATTATTAACTGCAAACGTTTTGAAATAGTACTCATATATGAGTATCTTTGATCCCAGAAAGGAAAGTAAAACTTACAACTAAAACTTACAATCATGAACTCAAATGACATTATTATCGCAATTGAACACCGTATAACTGAAAACAGAAAAACAATAATGGAATACAATAAAATAATTATAGAATATTCAAATGCGGATCGTGACCAGGGGATGACAAATAGCATGATTAGATATGAGGAAAAAGTGCGAGGATTAATTGAATGCAATGAACAATTAAACTCAATAAAACAAATAATTGAATGATCAATTTTTCTTGCTTTGCTGCCGGCTATACGGCATTAATCAGACCATATTGGAATATTTACAAACATCAAAATTTACACAAAATGAAAAACTTAGAATTGAGCGAACGCAAAAACACAACCGAGAATGCAAAAAAGGCAGTCATTGATTTAATGAAATCATTCGATTTTAGCAAGTATACAGACATTAGCTATGTTGAATCAAAGCACTTTGCTTTATTATTTAAACCAACTCCAGCAGAATATAAACACAACTCTGCCTATTTTGTTATTTCTGAAGGAGAGTTTAAAATACATACTTACGACTCTGAAATAGGGGATAATTGGGAATCAATAAAGGTATTCGGAGATGTGAGTGATATTTTTGATTATACCTGCATTTTTATTTGCTTTCCTGCCTTCATTCTTGCAATAGAAGATTTTATTACAAAAATCAACGCTGCTGTCTCTGTAAAAGAGACTCAAATAGCTGATTTTCTTGAATACGTTGAAGGTTGGAAAAGCTATCAGGAAACGATCCGGGTAGCAAAAGAGGTTGAAGGCAAAGAAGAAATAATTTGATATTACAAGAAAAACCCCTGTCGCGCTAATGGCAGGGGTAATTCTGAAAGCAAACCAGAAAACGATCTACTAACATAAAATTTACATGACAAAGATAAGCAATTTATTTACCCGTGTCAATAGTGACAAGAGAGAGCGAATAGCAATCCTTGCACTAAAGCGGGCATCATCAGCTCATAGATCACCTGCATTCAAAAGAACATACAGAAACCTGGCAAGAAAGGTAACTGATTACGAAAAAACACGAAATATAGAACTGTTTACCGACTCATTTTCAGACACAACACTTGAAGACTTTATTTATTATCTGAAAGAAAAAGACTATTGCAAAAATACGATACGTTCTTTTTGTCAGAAGTTGTTAACAGTCTTGAATGCCGCTAATCGTGCAGGATTCAAAATCGACGCACAGTCTCAATTCACTTTGCCTCTTGAAGAATCAGTACAAGCTGTTTATTTGTCGCTTGAAGAAATTGACAGAATTAACAACCTAAAACTAAAGCGTGAATCAGATATCGTGCGTGATGTGTTCATTATAGGATGTTTCACAGCTTTGAGATACAGCGATTATTCAACGCTGAAATATGATAATGTGATAGGTAATAACATCGTCATAAAGACTAAAAAAACAGGCACCACGGTGCGTATTCCGATGCATCCTTACGTGAAAGAGATCATGAAGAAATATAGCAATGTGCTTCCTGTAATGCGATCGTCACAGAATTTCAATAAAGTGATCAAAACAGTATGTAAGAAGGCCGGCATCAATGCAGCGGTACGCATCGAGCGCACGGTGGGTATGAAGATAGAGCGGAAAAATCACCTGAAATGGCAACTCGTAAGCAGCCATACGGCACGACGATCTGGAGCTACAAATATGTATCTTGCTAAGATTCCAACTTTTCGTATCATGTTGATCACCGGTCACAAAACAGAGCAAGCATTTTTCAAATACATCCGCATCACGAGCGAAGAAAATGCAGTAATATTAGCCAATCATCCATTTTTCAAAAAATAATCGTATGTTTGCACAAAATACAACCCAAGAAAGAATGTTTCGCGAAGCGATTAAAGCAGAACTGAAGCGACAAAACTTGCCGGTCAAACATGTTACACGTGAACTTGGCCTCAATTATTCAAATTTCAATGAATTTTTGAAAGGAACCCGTGAAACGTATCCTCTTGATAAGTTAGAGAAAGTCATTGAATATCTACATCTTGAAATAAAGCCACAATAAGACCCATCCGGGAATTGAAATTTATCGTATCATTATGATTTGATCCGAAGGCCCTCCTATATTGAGGGCTTTTTTATTGTGTTAAACATTTATAAATAACACCCCGTTTTCATACAAACACTTGCTTTTTGATAGTAAAAATACTATCTTTGTAGGGTCAAACGATAAGAACTACAGAAATGGATAAGCTAAAAACAAAAACAGTAATTAAGATGTTGGAGGATGATGGCTGGTACATAGCAAGGCAAAAAGGAAGTCATCGCCAGTTCAATCATCCGACAAAAAAAGGAACAGTGACCGTAAATGGTAAAGACAATGAAGTTCAAACGCAATTTTTATTAAACAGCATTTTCAAACAAGCAGGGTGGAAATAACCATCCTGCACAAAAAACAATACAATGGGAAAAATTAAAGTGATTATTGACTGGGGCGAAAATTATGGAGCAGCTTCCGAACAGGTTCCCGGTTGTGTGGCAACTCACAAAACGCTTGAAGGAGTAAAAGAGGCTTACGCATCAGCTATTGAATTTCATATCGAAGGTATGAAATTGAACAATGAAGATATTCCGGCTATTTTGCAGGGAGAATACAAACTTGAATTTGAAATGTCCGTCCAGGCTTTATTGTATTATTTTGACGGCATTATTACCCGTGCCACGCTGAGCCGTATAACAGGCATTAATGAAAAACAACTCGGGCATTATTTAACCGGATTCCGTCATCCTCGTAGTGATAAACGGAAGGCTATTGTTGACGGGCTGCATAGCATTGGAAAACAATTTATCTCGGTAGTGTGATTATCGTTTGACAACCTGGTTTCACTCCGACCCCCTACAGCAATGTAGGGGTTTTTTTGTTCTAATTAATAGACCATTTTCCCTATTTATTGTTTTGTTTGAATTTGTTATCTTTGTCGGATAATCTAACTTCATTATTATGAAAAAACTTCTATTCCTACTCGCATTCCTGCCTATAATGGCTATGGCGCAAACATTTATCGTAACTCAAAATAGTTTGCAAAACGCAAAAGATTCAACAATTTCGTATGTGGTTTTGCCTTTTGAGGGTCAAACAGCCGAGCAACTCTACAACAAAACAATCAAGTACATCAACGAATTTACGGTATCTCCTGCCGACGCAAAAAAAGGAGATATAAAAAACGAATATCTTCGGTTTACCACTTTTGCTCCAAGCGTGTTCAACTATAAAAATGGATGGGTTAAAATACCTGTCGATATTACATATGATACGGAATTGAAATTCAAAGATGGAAAGGTGAAATTTGAATTTGTCTCTATTGATATGCACATGCCGGGAAATGAATATTCTGTTTTATTTTCAGGAAGTACATTTGGTCATTTTGTTATTTTCAACAATAAGGGGAAACTTATAAAGCCGGAGGAGAAAAAAGCAATTGAAGATTACTTCAATTTACAGGTTCAGGAATATATCAATTACATGAACAAAAAATCAGACAATAACTGGTAATCTTAAATTATTATGAAAAAACTTATCTTTCTTATTGCCTTACTGCCGATAATGGCTATGGCGCAAGATTTTACTAATATTTTATCAAAAATACCTATTGTTGATGGAACTGTAGTTTATTCCGGAATTGTAAAAGATTCTACTTTGACGAAAGATGAAATTTATAGACGTGCTATTCAATGGGCAGTAAATCTTCAAAAAAATGTTGTTGCTTCTGAATCAGAAGTGAAATATCAGAGCAAAGATGATGGAACAATCACTATTTCACAGAAAGTTTTTATACCAGATTATGATAATCCTAAATACTTGGGTTGTTATTCTATACACTTTATTAATATTTATGTCAAAAATGGCAGATATAAATATACCATTGATGGCTTTTTAATAAAATATCAATTACGGGAATTTCCTGATATCGGCGAAACTACTTTGCCTATTAGTTCTTTTATAGATAAAAGCTCGAACCGATTAGATGTAAATGAAAGAGTATTGTTCTATTTTGATAAAAAAATTAACTCTATAATTGAATCTCTAAAAACAGAGATAAATAAAAAATCAGACGATAACTGGTAAATTACATTCAAAAACAAGTAATTATGATAGTTATATTTATTATTATTGTTGTGATTGGAATCATTATTTTTTCTGTAAATACTTTTTCAGATACGGAGAAAATAGAAAATAAAATTCAAGAATCCGATATTATTGTGCCTACGAAGCCAGTATATAAGCCACTTTTTAAGAAAATATATGGCGAAGATGAATTTCAGATCAATCTTGCAGGTACTTATTACTTATCAGAAAGGGCCATAAATGAAGTTAATAATTTGAGTTTCAACGATGAGCTTTATCTTAAACGAGAAAAAAACAATCCTGTCGATAAAAACGCAATTAAGGTGATTACTTCTGATGATGTGCGAATTGGTTACATTCCGGCAAATATGGTAACCCAATTTTTTGATTCTGAAGGTGATATACGCTTAAATGATTGTTATTTCTATGAATCCGATGATCTTGATAAGCCTCATGTCACTATTGCTATACGATTCTTTGAATATGAAAGGATAAATGATTTAGAATAATTCTTCTTCCCTATTGCATTTTCTATTTTTGTCGGATAATATAACTTCTTTATTATGAAAAAACTTCTATTACTACTCGCATTAATTCCCTTTATTGCCTATGCACAGAATGATTCAATTCCAATGAAAAACGGTAAAATTGAATATTCGGGAGTTGTTTCGGCACCAGGGAAAACAAAAAATGAAATTTATATTACTGTAAAGCAATGGATCTCCGAAACCCATAAGTCATCTAAATATGTGATCGATCTGGATGATAAAGATGCCGGTATTATTATCATTAAAGACAATATTTTTCTATCTAATGTTGTCGGCAAACAAAAGAAATTTTACAACATAAGTTCTTTTCAAACAATAAAGATTGAAATTAAAGACGAACGGTTTAAATACACGTTTAGTGATTTCGAATTGGGATATACCTTTATGGATTTTTGGGGGATTCATATCGGAAAACTGGATGCAGAACGATTTTTTGTTAATGACACATCCCCTAAAAATGAAGTATCGGCACGAGTGGAAGCATTGTCTTTATTGGACAATAAAATGAAGGGATTAGCTTCAGAACTCAACAAATTTGTTAATTCGTCTATAAATGGGAATGATAATTGGTAATCCCTATTGTATTTTCAGAAAAACCACCTTATCTTTGCAGCGCAGAACAAATCAAAGGCTTTATGCCTCCGCCTTGATAAGGTGGTTTTTTTATTTTAAAGTATAAATGGCGGTGCCATTTTCCGAGACGGGTGGACCGTCAATAGCCTTTGGTTGTTCTGCAGCGGGAAATGAGCGCCGCTACCATTTTAAATGGCTCTAAAATAAATGCAGAACAACCAAAGTTATGAACTTCCCTACGCAAGAAGCCACAAACAAGAAAAAGCCTAAACGCTTGATGCCACAACCCGATCGTACGATCAAAGTGGCAAGAATTAATCCTCTCGTTTTCAGAACACTGAAATACAAACCAAAAGAACATGTCATCGTGCAAACCGATGCCCCGAGTCATCATCCCAAGTTGAAAGGGATGCTTTCCGCGAAGAAAATTCAATCATTTTTCGATTATGCCAGCCGCGAAATTTCCGCGTTAATGGCAGAAAACAACATCAAGGAATGCGATTGTTGTTTCTACGAAGAGGCCGGAGCGAGTGTGTTCACATTCGACATCACGCGCAGTACAGTGATTGAAATCAGTGTTCAAGAATTCATCGTTCATGAAGTTTAATTTTATGAATTATGAAAACAACCGCAACCTTCAGGCTGAATGAATCAGTCAATGGGGCGCTCGTATATCTTCAGGGAGAAACCGAAGAAGAATTGAACGCCGGGATTCAGAGTAATCTTTTATTCATTTTTCAGGCAATGGATTGGATTATAGCACAAGAACCAACCTCCGACAGCGAGGTGATTGAAAAAAACAAGTTGTTATCGAATCTACATGAGGTAGTGGTAACGCTGAAATCATTTATGTTAGAACCGGGAAACCTTTCAAATTAAACTTCAAATTTATGAACAACAAAGAAGCGAAACGCCTTTTGGCGATTCTTTACAAGACTGAAGCTCCGGAGGATGAAAGACTGAGAGCCTGGCACCAACTTCAGGAATTGGTGAATATATTGATACCGGAATAGAAAAATGACTCCTAACTCTGTTTAGTAGGGATAGGAGTCATTTTTATATGAATTTCATAGCTTTGTATTTGCGAATTCTATAAATATATGCGTATATTTGCATCGATTCCAGTTGATACTTTCAACGTCTTCAAATCAACCCCCTACTTGACATGGACGCTACTTTTGATTTTTTGTTCAAACACCTTCCTATTATAGCAATAATGCTTATTGTTTCTATTGCTTCTGTTTCAGTCTCATGGATATGGTTTAAGGTATATCATCGATTTAAAAAAGTGGAAGATGAAGTAAAAAAAATTCCATGTAACTTACATGAAAGGAGCATCCAAACTATTCAGAACGATGTTTCAATTATGTCTGATATAAAGTTCAGCATTCGCAAAATTGAAGAATATATCATTAAGCAGGATCCAGCATCGTTGGATTCACTTGTACGAAAATGCAGCCCCTATAAGATAACTTCATTTGGAGAAGTTCTTTTGGAAAATTCAGGAGCAAAAAAATGTGTTGATGACAATGTGAATTTTTTTATTTTAGAAATACAGAAATTGGAACCAAAGGTAGCTTTGGATGTTGAGCAAAACGCTTTATCTGTATTGAATGAAAATCTCAAGCATGATTTCTTTAATGATATAAAGAACTATATCTACAATTTACCAAATCCAACTGAAATTTTGGATAAGGCAAACAACAGCACCAAATTGAACATAAAGATGGAAAGTGTGTTGATGGTAATGAGCATTTATTTACGCGATAAATATTTTGAACTTCATCCTGAAATAGATGTCGCCAATTTTTTCCCACAAAATAAACTTTCCGTTTAATCTTCTTTTTTGTCCTTTCAAAGCCCCTTAATCGGGGCTTTTTTTGTATCCGTAAACTGAAACGGATATGAACTACAATCACTTTTCTTACGGCGAATCCATCGCCACACGCCACAAATCGATATTGAATACCAATACCGATAAGCATTTCTTTCGCAGTACCGAAACCGAAGAAGTAACCGAATTAGACGCACGCATTTCGCAGGTGCATGGCGTCGTGCTGGTTGCCATCGACGGGAAAAACTCTGATTTCGTAATGAATGATGCGGATGCTCTGCAGGAGACACCACAATATTTCTTCGTCATACTGCAACAAACCAGTTCCACAGACGATTCAACCATTGCCAACGCCCAGGATGCCTGCAAACTGATTGCAACGCAAATCATGGCCGTGATGCTGCGTGACCGGCAAAACTCAGACAACGGATTAGATGATCTGGATGCATCGACGTTCAACATACGCGGCGTCGGTCCTTTTGCAGACAACTTTTACGGCGTAATTCTTGGTTTCAACCTGAAACCAAACGTCACTTTCGATGTTGACGAAACCGTGTGGGAGGATTAATCATGGGATTCTATAATCTATTATCACAACAAATTCTGGATCGTCGGCGAAGTTATAAAAGCATTGTTTCCAGCCTTCCTTTCGAACTCACGATGCAATCCGTGTCGGAGATCGACAAATACAACCGTGCACAGGATAGCGACAAAGTGCTTCAATTCAATGATGATGTGAAAGCCTGGGCAATTGATACAACTTCCAAGCTACAAATGAACGTCCGCATGATGGTGAAACATGATACTTCTTTGGCCGAATCGATACATCCGAATCTCTATTTTGATAAAAAATACGCTAAAGAGGTGAACCGTGTAGGCTTTTCTTTTCGTCGGGAAGGAATCTACATTCAACGAGGCGCCGGACGTGGTTACGGAGGAAATAAAGGCGGAAGCAAATGGACAGACCGTTACGGCAACCTGAAACACACCAATCCCGACAGTTTCTTCAAAATGGGAACCGGAAACCGGCATGTCATCGCCTGGTTCAACCCCGTCATTGAACGACAACTTCCCTTTCTGGCCGACATCGTGAGCGAGTATGCAGCCGAACTTTCCATAGACGCAACCAACATTTATATACAATAAACAAATGGCAACCGATTTAAACCGTTCGATTAAAATATTTATCGATAACAGCGATGCGCAACTGAAAGCAACACAATTGGAAGCAAAGATTCAAGAGTTGAATGCTTCATTGGAACAATTGGCTGCAACCGGACAAACAGATACGGCTTCGTATGCACAAAAAACAACTGCATATAATCAAGCCACAAGTTCCCTGACAAAATATCAGACATCCGTGGCCGACACCACCCGCGTGCTTAATAATTTAAGCGGAGCTACCTACAACGAACTGAGTAATATGTCGAAAACAATCTCAAAAGATTTAAAGACACTTAGTCTGGATAGCGACGAATATAGAGATAAATTGGTGTTGCTTCAGGCGGTGGAAAAAGAACGCTCGGCTGCCATGGACCAAATGCACAACAAATCAGGACAGCAACAATCGGATATGACTAAGATGATTGCAATTGGTTCTTTGATTGGGAACGCGGCTTTGCAATGGGGACAACAGGCTTTATCTGCAATCGGGCATTTTATTGGAAGCAGTATCGAACTAGCTGCTAAAACAGAAGGCATTCAACGAGCATTTGACGGATTGAACAACCCCCACTTACTCGATAACCTACAAAAAGCCACTGAAGGCACAGTTGATAAGATCACGTTGATGCAAGAGGCAGTAAAAGCAGATCATTTTAAGATTCCGCTTAATGAATTAAGTGATATTTTGAAATTTGTGAAAACCCGGGCAGAAGATACCGGAGAAAGCTTTGATGATTTGGCACAACGCGCCTTGCAAGGATTTGGAACACAAATGCCACGTTCGTTCACGAAACTTGGAATATCCGTCACGGAACTGAGACAAAACAAAGGAAATGGGCAGTGTCGGCGCGGCCGCTTACGCCATCATACAAGAAAGTTTACAAAAAACAGCCGGATACCAGGATACAGCAGAAGATAAGCAATCCCGATATGAAGCAACCTTAAAAAACTTTCAATTATCTCTTGGACAATTGCTTTTGCCAATTAAAAAGGTATGGGTAGAATGGACTACCTCCTTAGTGAAAGGCATGGAAGATATGACCAAAGGCACAAAGCCGGCTATCGAATCATTCAAAGATCAATTGAATGTGGTTTCCGATCTGACTGTACATATTGAGCCACTACTCGACCGATATGATGTTTTGACGAAAAAAACAAACCTGAGCAAAACAGAACATCAGGAATTAAGTAGCATTATCTCACAGGTGACTAATCAGATTCCGGGAGCCGCGACAGCTTTCGACCGATATGGGAAGGCTATTTCTATCAGTACCGGTTATGCCCGTGACTTTATAAATCAACAAATTGCGATGTTACAATACATGCATGCTGACGCTTATAACCAAGCACAAAAAGATGAAAAAAACTCCAAACAAGCCGCCGACGCTGCTCAAGCAACACTTGATGAATCCAAAAGGCCAGGATATACTTGGCAGGTTCGCGAAACCACTCCAGCAATGCACGGTTCGGCGGGAAGTTCATCAATGCGTCAAGCAACTCAGGACGAAATTGCCGATGCACAGAAAAAATTAAATGATTTAATAGCTATACATAAAACCGCTGCGGATGCTTTAGATGGTTTTGCCGGCACTACGTTGAAAAAAATGCAAGCAGCCAATGATGCAAAGGTAGCGCAAGAAGATGCCTTCAATAAAATGACAAAAAAGCAATTGGCAGATTATATACAGATGAATAAGGATGCAAAAGATAAATATGTCGATATTGCTAAAGAGACCTACGATGCGCGTTTTAGTACTTTAAAAGATGGAAAAGCTACCGGTGGAACCGGAGATGATTCTTCGGATATGAAAGCATTGAATCTGATCACCGAAACCCTGGAAACAAAACATCAGGAACGGATAAATGCTATTAAAGAACAATACAAATCGGGAGACATTAAAAGTGAGTCGAATTATAACGGTCAGTTGATGGCGGAAGATTATGCCTATTATACACTGAAGGAAAAAGCACTTACCGATTATCTGAAAAAGACAAAAGATCCAACTGTTCGTGCTAATGTTGAAAAACAGATTGCCGAAATGCATCAAAAACGGTTAGACGAAGAAATAGCATATCGTGCGAAAATACAGAAAATAGTATTGGATGCTGATCCGGTTAAGGCTGAAAATGAATCATACCAGGAACAACTTCGAGATGTCGGATTATTTAACGAGACAAAAGAAGATCTGTTGAAAAAAATAGCAGCTTCGAATAATGCAGATGAAAAACAAAACTTACAAGATCAACTCACCGCACTTGAATTGCTCGAAAAGAAACACAACGATAATTTATTCAACATACAGAAAAATACAGAAAATGAACGGGAAAAACAATCTGAAGATGCATTTGAAAAATCTTTTTCAGAACGAAAAGCGCAACTAACAAAGGAAAATTCTAAAGAAGAAGCTTCATTAACGTTACAAAAAGGGATCGGGGCTCTTTCTCCTCTTCAATCTTTCAATGTTGAAGAAGCTTTACAAAAAAAGAAAATTGCTGCTATTAATGAAGAGTTGGCTGCTCGAAAAAAAGCAGGTCTTGACACAACTCAAATAAATAAAGAATTATCCTCTGAAGAACTCAAATTGACACAAACTTATATAGCTGAATATAATAGAAGAACTAAATTATATGGTCAATTTGGAGCACAGATTGGAGACGCTCTTGGTGATTTGATTACAGGAAATGAATCCGCTCTCAAAACATCAATGGCCAATCTAATTGACTTGGCACTTGAGCAATTGAAGGCAGATGCAGAAATAGCTATCGCAAAATCGACATTTTTATCTGTATCAACAGAAGGGCTTGCCGGGATAGGTCAAGCTGCAATTCTTACCGCTTTAATCGAAGGTGCTTGTGCTGCAGCAGAAACAGTTGTAAAGAGTACTATGTCTGGTAGTTCTTCTTCTTCTTCCACTTCATCCACTGTATCTTCATCGTCAGCAAGACGTGTATTGACTCAAGCAACCGGGAAGTACGATGTGATAGGCGCTGCGGCCGGGAAGATGTATAAAAACATCCCATACGTGGGCACTCCACAAACTGGTGTGGTGAAACAACCGACTCTTATCGCCGAAGATGGTGGTGAAATGGTCATCTCGTCGCCTGATTTGAGCCGACTGCAGAGACATATCAACTACCCGCTGGTAGTCGAAGCTATAAATGATGCACGCACCAACCGAGTGCCGCAAAGAGCCTCCGGAAAATATGATGTGGTACAAGACAATTATCAAACAAGAAATATGATTGATACTGCAGGTACAACGTCAGATCCAGAACTTAAAATCATCCTGGCACGACTTGCGAATCATCTCGATAAAGGAATTGCTACAAAATTTAGCTTTTACCAATACGATCTGCAACGAACTATTTATGATAATTCATTAAAAGAAGGTTCACGAGAATGAGAGCATTTACAGATAATGGAGATCTAGAACTACCTAAAGATAGCAAAACAGAAGTGAAGTGGACTAATCCGCTTGTAAATACAGACGGTAGCCAAACGGCTGTTATCGCGCTTCCATATACTGCAAAAAATCTTGCCAATCTCGATTACCCAAATCGGCTGGATAGACAGAATCGTTTTAAAACTTCCCGGAATGCCTCGCTGCAGTTCGGCCCTTTTATTATGCCATCTACATTAAAATTGTTCGATATATCAAAAGCGGATGGACTGCAAGGAACCTTCTATTTTAATAATGGCGATTTAAATTCAGCGATCGGAACCACAATTCTAATGACAGATCTCACATGGGATATCCGGGATCCATACACCGGTACCATCGACGAGAAGATTCAACAATGGCTCGTACATCTTAAAAATGTAATGAATAAAACTGTTGACGATGATTTTCATATTTTTCCGGTAGTCGTTTCTTTCAAAGACAATGACAATAATATGGATATTTCAAAACCTAACTTTATCTGGTTGAATGGGATTGAGGCTTCTGATAACGGGATGGTTTTAATAGCAAATAATCCACAAATGGAATTGTCGCAGGATAGCGGCATAACATTAACTCTGTCAGATCCTACTATAAAAGTTACATTGCCTTCGGCTGTCACTGAAGAAACAACAGTTATTATTCATTATCTGATAGGCTCTTTAAATAACGGAGAGAATCAGCATGCCGGCAGGAAAACGCTTGTTTTTGAAATTGGTCAAAGCGAGCAATCCTTTAACCTGACAATCGGAACCGGACAACATATCATATATGCTTCTGTTGTATATATCAATCCAACTACCGATACGAATGCAGTTTATCAATCCAACGGGTATGGAGTGACACCGTTTCTGAAAACTTCTTATGTGTTAAGGCAAGTATTTAAGTACTTCGGGTACAATCTGCTTGAAAATATCTTTGATACGGATCCAGTGCTTAAATATAGGGTTGAATTAAATAATACTGCAGATGCAATATTACCTGGTACAATAGATTTCAGTCAGTTGGTCCCGGATGCTACTGTGTCAGACTATCTCGATTCTATTCGAATACGTTTTGGCATCGAATTCGTTCCGGATTCACAAAAAAATATCATGATTTGGAGTTGGAATGAAGCAATTGATTCCGTTCCTGATTTTGATTTAACTCCATATCTGTCCGGACTCGATAAAATTGAATGGCAACCTGCAGAACCGCTCCAGCTTTCTGATTCAAAATCCATCAACCTGGCTGCTACATCACAGGATACGTTTGAACTATTCTTAAAAAAATACAAGAGCTATAGTGTTTTTCAATTAGGGGCATCTTCCATCATTCCGGACGGTGTGATATTTCATGCGGCTACAAATTCTTTCTATTCTGATCTTAACCGGCTTGGAAGTTCTGCTTTTGATATCATTCCAACTGGTGACCAAACAGAATCGATATCTGCAAAGGATGCTATTGTACCTACTATTTGCGTCAATCCTGGAGGAACGATCTATTGCCCGTTTATTAATAGCCGTCGTCATTTGAATACAACAGTTGAATATGGTACGACTGTCGCTACAGAAGATGATGTTACGCTCGATATCATGGGTTGTTTTGCTTTGCCTTCATTGCAACAATCATTTCAAGTTGGAGCATCAGCTTATCAATATGTCTTCAAATATTATATGGGAACTCAAACCTGTTATGATGGGTCCGGAAATAAATGGGGATCATTATCGAATCAGTTTTGGGGAGATGAAGGCACATTTCAACAGTGCTATCTTAAAAAAGACCAGATCAAACGAAACTCATATCATAAGATAACGGTCAATCTGAAGCTTGATTTTCTGACATTATATAATATAGTACAGAAGATCCATACCAAAAAATTGTACAAAAACCAATCAGTGCTGATCGAATCATTGACCGCTGATATCAGTGATCGGTTAGATTCCGTTGAAATCATTCTCCGCACAACACGGCAATATATTAATACGAGCGAAGGTGTTGCAACCTGGTATTGGAGTCTATTCGTTTGTGAATTGACATCTGCTGCCCTGGAGTCGAATGTTATTTCCGCTTCGTTTTCAGGAACTGATTTAACGGTTCATTCTGAACAGGCAGTTGCTTCAGACGTCGTGGTAAAAGTGGATTGGATAGCATCTTTCACCGATAGTTCAAATCCTGACAATGACACGCAATCAACAGGTAGCGAAACAATCACAATTCCTGCAGGGCAAACATCGGTAACAGTGAGTGTATCCTCTGAAGTGAATAGCAATGAAGAATTAGTTGCTGCAACAATCACATCGGTGACTCCAACTTATGATAATACTTTCTCTTATTATGGTAACAATCAATCACAATCCGCCAATTCCGGATTTCAACGCACACTCAATATTTGTGTTATTCTCACTTATGATAATGATTATGAAAGTGATAATAATTACGATGGAAAACAGTCCTTCATCATAAACGGCAACACATATTCAGCTATTACCGACAATGATTTGCAGGTACTTGCCTTATCAAAATATACCCAACGTTTGACGGATTGGATTGCCTTCTTTAATGCTAATTATTTGTCATTGTTTCCCGGCTTGAATGTTGATGCTGACGGTGCACGTGTTTATAATCTCAGTTCCTGTCCGATCTGATTTTGTCCTTTTCATTTTCTGCTTTTAGCCTCATTTTTGTGGGAAAAATAAGAAACTATGTTCGCACAACAATCATCAAACGTCACGGCACCGGAAATCATGGATGTGAACACGGCATTTACTTCCTGGACGGACATAGCAGGTAATGCAGGCAAAACGATTGATGATTTCTACACGTTCATGACTACGCCGTCGCTGGATCGCACATCGTTCCTGACAATGTTTGACGGCAATATAGTGATTGTAAACAATTTTGTAGCACGTAAACAATATGTCGTTTAGCCTTTCCATATCCCCATATAATCTTTACGGCAATGCCGTTCCGCTGCACATCACTGCAGATGCAAGCACGGATTTCACCTATTCGGTAAAATCTTCTTCTGAAAATGAGATTTTCTCAGGAAGCGCCACCGGGCAGGATTTCGACATACAATTGCAAGATATTGTCAAAACTTTGGTATCGGCTCCAGATCCAAAATGGATGTCTGCAGTTACTGCTATATTCGCTGCCGTAAGCAATTTTGTTTCTGCATTTTCCGTCGCTGTTTCGGACGGAACAAACACGAATACCGTTTCGGCTAAAGTGGTTTATGGCGGGATACCTAATCGAATTTTACGGACTTTAAAGCAATCGGGGACTGATATATTTGCATCCAAATTGCTGAATGCATCTTCCAATTTTCTATTGTCTACCCGCACATCAGGTACTGAAATAGTGATAAAAGAAACCGAATTGTTTCCTATTTTGATGCTTCCATCCTTCACTACGATGATGGTGAAAACAGGAGGTAATATCATCACGACATTAACGGGTCAAGGATCAACACCTACTTCAGCGTATCAACTTAATTTAAATTTACTTCGCAAACAATACTTTACCGCTTCCGGAATTCTTTGCAATCGCTTCGAATTTTATACCGATTCAGGCTATGCTTTTGCTATTTCAATTATCGAAGGTGATGTTAACAATCGTTCGTTGCTTTTTCAGAATTCTTTTGGAGGCTATGAGAAGCTGGAAGTAACAGGCCTTATCAGCTATAATCCTGAGATGAGTACCGATAGCGACTACCTGGCTTATGACGAACTTACGGATAGTTTAACGCAGGAGCGTGAACGCCCTTCAGGAACTGAAAAATATGATCTTCAAATCGGGTATGACACACCGGCACGCCGGTTATGGAGCCGCGATCTAATCGGCGCACAAGATTGCTACCTGATCACCGGAGAAAAATGGTATCGCGGTAAAGTTTCTGCTGTTGCGCAAACTCTCGAAGAAACTAAGCCAGATGCCACAAGCGTGAGCGTTATCCTGACGCTCGTCGATTCAGAGTTTTTTTTTTTAGCTGACGAAGTTGATGATGATGTTGTTCCGCTCTCTGCTGTATATCCTTTCTACAGCAGCTATACCGGAAATACAGACAATGACATAGATGAACTCGTAGGTGCGGTTCGATACGATGTATTGCAAACACTTACCGAAGCTCAAAAATCCAGGGCACGGGCAAATTTAGGTATCGATTATATTTCCGATGTTGATTTTCTTCAAAATTTTGCCGCAAAAGTATACGTTGATAATGCAATTGCATCTTTGAGTAGTAGTGCTCAGATGCAGCTTAATGGAATCGGTCTCGTTCGAATGAACGGTACTTCGATTAGTTATGACAATAGCGCTTACCTGACTGGAATTACCAGTTTATTAGTTACTTCAGCGCTCGGATTCACGCCTTATAATGCTTCAAACCCTAATAGCTACATTACGGCTTCGGCGCTTTCTCCTTATCTGTTAAGCGCAACAGCTGCAACAACTTATCAACCTCTTGGAGCTTACCTGACTGGTATTATATCAGCGCAGGTTATAA